TTTTCGTCTAAAAATTTAGCAAAGTCTTTTATAAACTCATCAGAATATCTAAAGTAGGCAGGTAATAAAAATGGCTTTTTAATCAATGTTCCTTTACCATTAATAAAATAACGCCTTGCAACTTCCTGTAATTCTTTTGGCAATGTTGGTACATATCCGGCTGCACTTGACCCTGTACCAAACTCAATGTAAATAGCTAATTTAGATGCGTTTTCTTCAATACCTATAACTCCTGTATAACCTTGATTTAATATTCGGCTAAAAATAAAACTAGGTATGTTTACATCTACTTTTTGTGTGCCGTTTTGAGTAGGGATATTGTCATTAACACCGGGCGCATTTCTTATAGCTTCTGTTTCAATTAAATTAGTATAAAGTTTAATCAGTTCTTTAGCCTCTCTTTGAACTTCTACTTCAAAATCCTTTAAGTTGTTAAGAACATTTTTTAATCCTTTAACTGGCATAGTTATGTTGTTTCATCGTCAAAATCTTTACCGTTGCTAACTGCAAATACTTTTAAATGCACTTTGTAAACATCATCAGGAAAAACAGAACGCACTATATAAGCCTTTCTGCGATACTTTATAATATCATCAACTTGAACGGTTTTGTCTTCTCTAAACCTTAATGTAAATTCTAAACCATCTTCTAAAACTAAATCTCCAGACTGTATTTGCCTTCTTGATGATTTATCTAAAACATTAGCATAGGTATTTTCCCAATAAATAACAGGCGCAGGATAGTTACCTCCAGCACCATCAGATACGTTTTGCATCCGATAAAATGATATTCTTTGATTTAGCTTGCCTGTTATCATAAAACTAAGTTTCTTGAATAAGGAGATGCTAACTTTTCAGCAACCGGATTTAACGGCTCTAAATTAGTTTCACCAATGTTTTTATACATATAATCAATTTGAGTAAGCAAAGCATTTTTTAAAGCTTTAGGCAACACACTAAAACCAGTGGTGTAAACTACATCTACTTCAATATGCTCAACATTACCCTCCCATAATTGCGGAGTACCACCCCCCAAAGGATAAAACCAACTAGCATTATAAGCAGAATTAAGCACAATCGATTTATATGTCAATCCTCTTATTTCGTATTTATCAGCTGATATAGCATCACCTGTTTTTACATCTGTAACAGAAATTATATCAACTGTAGGTCCGTAAGGTAATTCTATACAATTATCGCTAAACCTAACTTTAAGCTCTTTAACCCCGAAAGCTAAATTAGTGTACTTTTCTAGTAACTCTCTGGAGCTGGTGATTAACGTATTTAATATGTTATCATCATCAAAGAAATCAGCATCTATACGCAACCATGCTTTAGTTTCCTGTAATGTAACCGGCTCTGATTCTAAATCAGTTAGCACCTCTATTTGATACTCTTTCATTTAAAATGTCTATAAATTACGTCAAAAGTCATTGTTAATGATAATAAAATTATACAAACATACAATAACATAGTTAACCAATATTTATATTTTTTCATTTGTTTTTTTTTATTAAAATACAAATCACCGTATTTATCTGAAGTTGTTGTTGTTTCAATTTCTTCTCGTGGCATATTACTGTAAATGTAATAAATGTTTTTTGTAAAAACGTGGATTTTCTTTTCCTAGCCTGTAAATATGAAAAAGATATAGCCCTGTTGCGCAACCTATTGACATCCCTAAACGCCTTACATCGTTTGAAAACTGCTTATCAAAGTAAATGCTTTTTTCTTGAAACTTTACTTTATTCCAAACTGATTTGTGAAATATCATAAGCATTCCCGGAGCAACTAAGCAAGGTTTAACATCTAAGTAATTTAAGTCATATAGCTCATTAGCTTTTTTTAAATGCTCTGTAATATCAATTTCATCAAACATCCCTTTAACCAATAAGTTTGGCAAACCTATTCTATTGGTCATGCAAGTGATTAAATGATACTTTGAGTTGTGCTTTATAATTTGTTCGATATGCTCGCCAAAATCAGAACGTAAAAACATGGTGTCTCCATCACGTAGCACAATGTAGCAATCATCTGGAAGCTCCGATATTCGTTCGTTATATTCTTTTCCGATATTTTTATCAGTTGAAAATGGCGTTATGTAGTGGATTTTCATTCTATTTATGTTTAAACCACGCTATTTTATTATTTTTCTCGAAACCTTTAAAAACGGTATTTACATGAACGCCATAGCTAATATTGGTAGAATGGCCAACAATATTAAAAGCTGCCATATCCGTAAACATATCCCCATGGATATCATAAAGCTTTATTATCTTTTGGCAATAATCAGCAACTAAACTAGACCTACCACCTAATAACCCGGCATTGATAATGTTTTTATTTTTTATTTTTAGCAAATCATTTTTAACAACTTCATGATGATTAAAAAGCCATTTGTTTGCACCAATTGTGCCTCGTTCGCATCCTGTATAAATGATATCTTTTTTCATCGATAAAAACGGATTCTTAAGCACTTCTACATCAGTGGCATCAACGCAAAAGACTAAACCATAATAATTTTCAAGCAAGTGTCCATATATAGCTATCCATCTTTCAAAGTAAGGGTTAATTTTAGGTTTATGATATACAAATTCAACTCCCTCTATCTTTTCGTTATTAAAGCAATCTGTAAGTACAAATAATTTTAAATTGTGTTTCTGGCATGATTTAACCAAATCCATTATAGACTGAATGTTTGCTTCCCATGTTACACCTCTTTGAGTGTCTACAACCGAGTTAAAGTAAGTAGTGATGATTACATTTTCTTTAACTTGATTTTTATAATCAATATAATGTTTTGATTTTCCCAATTTTAAATACTTAGGCTGATTTTGTTTTACGTGTTGAGTTCTAATGTTTGCCGGAACTGACCTTTCAATAGATTGATGATAGTCGTGGGAATAAAATAGTTTTATACTGTCCTTTACATCTGCAAATTTATGAGTAGTTAATCCAGCGTTAAAAATACGAATAGATAAATCAGGATGCTCAAACCCCCATTTGCCATAATCCGTATCCATTCCACCAACTATTTCTAAGCATTTTTTAGTAAAAAACAGCATACATCCACAAGGGTTTTCATAAACTGATAAGTTACCAATGTCTATTTTTTTTCTGTTGCCGTTTGGTCTACCATTTGCAAGCTTATCAAATATCATCATCAAATGATTTTGACCTGAATTTATATATGGTAAATGCCAATCTTCAACAATAGGGTAGCAATCATCGTCAAATAAGAAAATGTAATCGCAATCTTCTAATAGCTCAAAGCATTTGTTTTTAGCTGCTGCAATACCTACGTTTGACTTAAAAACAAAATCTGCATACTTATTAGGTATTTCGCTTGCATCGTCTACAACTACTATTTTTGCGCCTTTAGGAGAATACTTTTTTATCTGCTCAATAGTATATTCAGATTCTTTATTTCGGTTGTGTGTGGTTATGCCTATGCCTATCTTACTTCGTATCATACTTTGTCTTTTCTAATTTGTTTTCGTAATGTTCCTCTAAAATTAACCTAGCCATTGTACCGGGCTTAACTTTATTATTTTCTGCTTCCTCCTCTAATTTTAGCCTAATATCTAGGTTAACTAAAGGCTGTAGTCTTTCTGTGTATTTTTTTGCCATAATCAAAAATAGTATAAAATAGTATAAAAACAAAAAAGCCCCGATATTACTCGAGGCTTAAAAACAATTAAAAAAAGTATGATATGAAAGACGTTTTAAATGTCGGTAAATATTTCCAATCTATCAACATCAACACCAAATTTATCTGCAATTTCTTGCAATGTTAGTTTTAGTTTTTACGGAAGTGGTTTTATGTTTTCTTTTTTAACCCAATTAACTCCATCATAATCAGGGCGATAAAAAATATAATTTACAAAATCATCAACTAATTTAGTTGCTTTACATAAAAACTCTAATTCTAAATTTTTACCGTATATATTAACCAAACAAATCTCTCCCGGCTTAGGCTCCCATTCTTCTTCTAAATCGTTTAAGAAGTCTTTGACGTGTTGTTTTGGTAGGTTTGTTTCACGAAAAGAACTCCAAAATTTATTATTTTTTTGATTAGCAAAATAATACTCATCCTTATTACCGCTTAAATAGTTATCGTAATCATCAAAACTATCTTTAGGAAAAGCCAATCTTAAAAGTCTTTCTAAATCTGGTATTTGTGATTCATCTGTAATAAATGTAGCAACTCTACCTGCTGCTAAATCTTCAATTGTGTATTTTTTCATCGTCTTTTATTTATTTAATTGTTTAACACTTTTTTCCAATAAATGGCTTACCATTCCGCTAAATGTTCTGTTTTGGTCTTTAGCCATTTGTTTAATTTTCTCAATACATTCAGGACTTACCCGAGCGTTTACTTTTTCTTTTGGCATAGTTATAAAAATGAAAATTCTCCTAAATCTGATTTAATTTCAGTTCCTTCAAATGTTATTTGAGGAAAAGTTTCTGGTTTATAATGGAACAAAAAAGGAATATCATTTACTAAATAAATAGTATAACTTGAATCTTTTGCCTCAATAGTTTTGCATTTTTCTTTTACAAAATCTTGTAATTCAATCTGATTTTTAAATTCAAATCCTTTTAGCTTTAATCCTTGAATTATTAAATCATCTAATTTTTTAGTAAGTTTTGATTTAATGTTATCCAAAATAGATTTTTCTAAATCATAAATGTTGTTGTTTTCTTGTGTTTCCATAATCTTACTGTTTTAATTCGTGTTAAAAGTAATCACAATAAATCACAATAACAAATTTATATAAAAAAATCCCTAACAAATTAATGCTAGGGATTCAAATTAAACTATGATATAACCAACTAGGTCGTTTCTAAGATAGCTTTAGCAGATGCAAAATCGCCTTTTACTAAAACTTGAGTATCATTAGCAGATACGAATTGAACAAGTCTTTCCTCTACTAAGATAGTTTTTACGTTATTAGTAAAGTCGTTTCCGTCTAATCCAATCTGAACAGTTACTCCTTGTCTTTGTCTTACATTGATAACTGATAAATCACCACCAATGAAGTCAATTCCGGTACCGTCTAAAGCATTAGTTTCAATTAAAGAAACACCTCTGAAACTCATAAAACCGTTTGCATCAACAACAAATAAAGATGCTAATGGATGAGTATATTCTCCAGTTTGAGTTTTAATAGAAATCATTTGAGCGGTAAAGCTTGGATTAATCCAGAAACCTGTTGCTGTACCAAATGCTTTTTGAACTTGTAAAATAGCAGCGTTTAATACATCAAACACGTTTGCAAATTCAATAGTTCCGGCTAAATCAGAACCAGTAAAGGCAGTTGCGTAACCTTCTAACCCAGCAAGGTTGTTTCCGGTATCATCACCTGTGAATAGCTGGTCTTCTTTTTTAATCTCTAAACGCTTAATTAAGTTGTTTTGAACGTAAGAAATTAATTGAGGTAAATCAGCCATCATTTCGGTAGTTACTTTACCGTAAACAGCAATTTTCTTAGCTTTTTTATCTCTTTCTTCGTATCTAACAGACAATTGAGTTTTAGCATCTCCTTCACCAATGAATATCGGTTCTCCTTGCTCGTCAAGCTCCTCTATCCACATTGCTCTATCACCAGTCATTGTTCCTGTGCTTACATTCTGTAAGTACATTAACATTCTCTTTCTGATAGTAGAAATGATTCCAGTGTTGTATGTTAAAGAGTAAGCACTATCAGAACCAACACCTCCGATAGTATTAAAATCTCCAATAGTAACTGCTGCTTTAACGTCTAAAACGATAGCTTCTTTTTGATTACCATTGATAGCTGCTTTAATTTCATTTTCTTTTGCTTTGTATTCTTTAGCAAAAGCTTCATTAAATGATAATGGTTTTTCATTAGCTGCTTTTTCTTGGTTAGCAACTTTAGCTGACAATTTAGCCATAGCCTCGTCAAGTTCTTTAATAAAGTCTGTTAATAAAACTTCTTTATCGCCATCCTTAACTTTAAAGCCTTCAATTACTGATTTAGCTTTTTTGTCTACATCTTCTTCAGTCAAAGATTTTTCGTCTGCTGATTTGAATTTTTTACCTGCAACTTCCATGATATCGTCATGTAAGTCAATAAGCGCCTGCTTAGCTTGTTTTACTTCAGGGCTGTCTGATTCTTGAATTTTAATTTTCATGTTCTTAAATAATTTTAAATTTTACCAAATGAATTGAAATTTAGCATCGGCTCAACTCCTTGGGTGCTATTATCAAGCGGCGCAATAGTGAGTGATTTTAATATGTTTTCTACCTGTATCAAACGTGGGTCTGAATAAGGTAAGTTATACATTTTTGTTAAATGCTCTATGATTTTAGCTGTAGACATAGCATCTTTTAAGCCTGTTACTACAGCCATAGGGTTAGCTCCCCATGATGTTAAAAAAGAATACTCTTTTAAATTATACTCTTTAATAATCTTTCTGTTTCTCTCATCCCTTCTTACAACCTGATAGCCAATAGATAGATCAGCATCTTGACCGTTCTCTGTTATCAACTTAACATCCATAAACATATCACGACCTAAATCGGTATCCATGTTGAACTGTGTTCCGGTTAATAAACCGTAAGGGTCTTGAGGGTCTATTTCTTTTGGCACACCAACCATCAACTTAATATCGTGGTTTTTGTAAACTCTAAGCTTTTTAAAGTTTTCAGAAACAGTTTTAACGAATGAACCCGGATAGCTTATATCACCATCACTATCTTCATTATTATATGCGTTAGCGTATGCTTTGACAAAACCTATTTTGTCATCCATGTCGCTAATTTTGCTTTGAAAGTCTTTAGTTAACCCCATAATTGCAATAAAAGTAATTAAAATTTAAATATACAACAATTATTTTTTTATTTCTCCTCTTTTTAACAACCTTAGATAAGTTGATTCAGTAACAAATACTTGAGTACAACGGCATTGTATGCGTTCTTTTGCGCTTAACCTTGTGTCACCGGGCTGTTTTGCTTTTTCACGACCAACATTCCATAAGTTATTAATAGGTATAAATTTATTGTTGTTATCAAAATGCGTGTGTCTTACTCTTTCATCTATTCGGCTTATCCATCCTTTAAAACCACGTTCTCCACTTTCTTCTATCCATTCCTTTGCCCCTAACTCTTTAGCGTAATTAGATGCTGTAGTAGCTTCCGTTCTGGCAATTAAATTAGCTCTAAACCTAGATATTTGGTTGCCTACTTTTCTACGTAAGAATGTTATAAGTTTATTTCCGGTTAAGTTATTTTCGGCCCCATAAGCCAAAGCATCTATTATATCTTGCTTTGTAGTTTCTGTTAGCTCGTTTTGAATTTGGTAAGCGTAATTAGTCGCAAATTCAATAAGTATCTGCCTCCACTTGCTGATTAAAAATTCTAGGTCTGCCTTTGTTTCTAAGCTTGATTTACGGATAAAATAGTACTCTCTCCTAGCTGCTACTAATCCAACCTCTAAATAAGCCGGTATTATTGCTTGGGTAAATGTAATAGGGTTAATCAGTAAATCGTAAGGTATATTTTCTGTTCCGTTAAATTCAATATAATCAATGATAGCATCATTTTGAGCTTTTACCGCCTTGTAAAAATACGGTCGCATTTTACGCTCGTAAATCCTATGCTCCCTTTCGTAATTTCTCCGTACTAAGTCTGATAGCTTCATTGATGTCTTTTATTAGTTGCTCTCTTTGATAAGTAATCTTCTTAATCTTGAAAGGGCATGATGTATTTATTGGAAAATGCTTAATTGCTATTTCTTCTGGCGTCATAAATTCATATCATCTAAACTACCTAACATCAAATCAGATAATAGCTGTTTTCCAGATTCAACTAAAATAGCGTTACCTTCATTACCTCCCAAAGCATCATAGTTAAACAACCTTCTTACCTCATCAACTCTTAACAATGGTGTTCCAAAAGTATCTTTCATTAGCTTTAAATCTGGGGCCAATTCTGAAAACTCGGTAACATCATGTTTAATAACCAAATCTTTTTCATTATAGAAATTAAGCATAAAAGCCGTTATCTTTTCATCAAACTTTCTCAAATCCGGAATAACGTAATTGGTAACCAAAACTTTATAAGCCATTTCTACGTTGCTTTCTGTTGATGCTTGCTCGCTACCTATCAAAACAGGATGAACGCCCCTCATTGCTGCGTACTCCTTCCAATCGTTCTTAGCAGCTTCAATAAGTTCTAAGTCCGCTAAAGTATCGCCTAGTTTTTGAACGTTTACATAACCATTAGTAAAGTTTATATTTTTGTTGTTGTAAGATCCTTTAATGTTTTTGGTAATCGTGTCTTTTAATTGGCTCATTTGCTCTTTTGATATTTTATTAAAAGACTTTCCATTTGCGTCTGTACCCATATCAGAGCTTAGCAATATTCCTGTACCACCATTTACAAAGGCACTACCTTGAGCGATTGAATTGGCATCGTTACGAGCTATAATAGAGCTTCCTGCCTTTTGCGGACTAAATGATTCAACGTTTGTTTCAGGATTCCAACGCCTCATAAACATGATATGCTGCGGATTTATATCAATTGTTTGTCCTTGATATGTTGTGAAAATTACCCTAGAAATTGGATTTCTGAAATCGTTTGATGTTGTAACTGATACGCAATTTGAAGGTAAAACATGTAAAGCTATTGGCTTACCTCGTCTATTTTCCCTTACATCATCTCCCGGCATTTCAGCCCAAATCATACCACCGTATAAACCTAAATTATAGTTGTACCAAAATGCTTCTAAAAATTCAGTTCTTGTTTGATAATCATTTGGTTTATCTAATAAAGCTTGTATTTCATGGTCTGGCATCTCCTCAAGTGAAAGCTCTTTAAAGGCGTGAAGATACTCTGGCCTTATTTCTTTGTTAAACTTTCTTAAAGTTTTTTTGTTAATAACCTTAGAAACTATTAAAGGTGTTTCTACTAGCTTTTTGACTACAATGTTTTCAACAGCATAAACTATTTTATTTACATAGTTTTTCTCATAGTTTACATTCCAACTAAACCCGATGTTTTGCAAAGCCCAAACTAAACCTAAAGGCATGCCGCCTTCACTTTTATTTAAAACAGCATTTGCTAGCCCTTTGATGTAATTTTTTATTTGCATAAGTCAAATATATAAATTATCCTACAAAAAAATCTAAATCATTACTACCTGATGAATTTAACTGAGGATATATTGCGTATCTAACAGCATCAAGTAAATGATTAAACTTATCTACAGGTATTTTGCTCTTTTTATCATGCCAAACATAATTATTTAGCTCGCTAATCAAATTTATTGAATTTGGATCAACAATCAATGTATAATCTTGTAATATTGCTATACCAGCCAATATACTACCGGGGCCCTTAACTGTTGGCTCGATATTACAACCTTTTTCTTTTACCTCATCAATCAATCTACCCTCTGCACTATCAGCGTAAATAAGGCTTTGTCCTGCGTGTCTAATATTAGCTAAATAAATATCAGTAGTTGACATTTTAGGTTTATAAAGCAACTCTTTTAAATAAATTACTTTGTTTTTACGGTCTATTGATGTTTGAACCAATGTAGTCGGGTCAATGCTAAATCCAAAATCCTGACCATAAACACTAGGAGAAACTTCTTTAAATTCTCCAATTTGCCAATCCGTATATATTACTCCCTCTGCCTTATCAAGCCACCCACCTAATACAACGTGTTTGTAATAAAGTGCTTTTTTTAGTGTCTTAGCATCTATTTTATTTCTTTCTGAATGAGGTGTTTTTAAATAAAGTTCGTAGCATAATCTTTTGTCTTCAAAATCATTCCAGATATTATCAGCGATTAAATCTCGCTCCATATCTAGGTAATTTGAATGAATATAAAGAGTATTTCCTATAATTCCGTTGTAACCTTCCGGAACTCCATTTGATTCAAAGAACTCATCATAAATCCAATGTGTTTTTGTTGTTGGGTTTAAAATTAGGATAGATAAGTTTCTAACATCTTTAGCTCTTATTGATTTTTTAATCTTATCCCAATCATCAAAATTAGGCATCTCTTCCGCTTCTTCTAAAACAAAAACAGAAAAGTTTTTCAATGATTTTAGTGAAGCGGTTTGGTTTCCAGAAGATGTTTTTATACCTTTAAAAACAACCTTGCTGTTATTTACAACTCCTAAAATCCTATCTTTTGTAACCTCAAAAAATTGATTAGAGTTAAGTATATCAAGTTTTTCGTTAAACTCTGGGATAATAGAGTCTTGAGCTGATGTTAGCGTATATCTAGTGTAAAGTATCCGGTGATTAAAGTCTTTAGCTGCTATACAAGACCATGCGCCTACAGCAAATGATTTTTGACTATTACGGCCACCTGTTATAATTACTGTATCGACATTATAAAGCTCATTGTCTTTTAAACAAGAAAGCCACTCAAAAAGCGGCTCATATTTTAAAGATAGTTTTAAAGCTTTACTCATTGCTACCCTTTGTAAAAATTATAGGCGTAGGAACTATTGATTCCCCTTTAGTTGTATGGTCTATTTCAGACCTCTCAACATAACCTCGTTTTTTACCTTTTGTTTTTAGGTAAAAAATTATAGCGGTATCGCTAGGAGGTTGATTATAAACCTCTCCATCTTGAGAAATAATACCTACACCGTTTATTTTTTCAAATAATTTACCCTCAACAAAGTCTAAAGCTTCCTCTTGAGATTCTTCAACAGCTTGAGCAAACAAAGGGTCTTCCTTTTTATAATTATAGAATGTTTGCCTATCTAAATTAGCGTATTCACAAGCAGACGTAATTATCCCTCTAAACTTTTTTAAACCTTCAATAAGTTTCTTTTTATTAGTATCGAATTTGTCGAACTGCATAAGCTTACTTAATTTAACCAAAAGCCACCACTAAAGCAGCTATAATAACCAAAAGTACTATAATTGTTCCAATTTTACCAACTATTGGCAAATATTTAATTGTTTGATTTAATTCCATAATAGTGTGTTTTAAAATGAGTTTAAAATGAGTGTTTATTTTTATTCCAAGTTATCGCAAACGTATGCTAAACTTACGAACACTAAGCAACCTAGTGCAAATAGTGTTAGTATTACTGCTTCCCAAATCATAATTCCTGAATCCTTTCCTCTAAAAACTTTTTCAAGTTCTGTTTTAAATTATTAACGTTATTCATATTAAATGAATTTTTAATTGCTTTTTCAGATTTGCAATTCCTGTAAACCTGAACTGATATTCCAATAAGACTAGCCATCGTCTTATCTGGAAGGCTAGTCTTTTTTTGAATTTCTGTTATTTGCTGGAGTGGTGTCATATTTCTTATTTGCTATGCTCAAATATACAACATTATATTTATATAATGCAAATTTATTTTAAAATATTTTTTATTTAACGTTACATCAGAATAACGGTTTGACCATTTTATTGTTACCATATCATTTTTTTATCAAAAAGCTCTTTAATCTGATACCTAAATTTACTTATAAATTGCTTAGGATGACTGCCAACTAATTTAAACGTATCAATAGTATTTTGAATATTACCATTAGATTCTGATCCTATGCAAATCCAAGTACCGTTTTTACCTGTGAAGGTTGTTCGGTTGTAGGTGTAGTTTTCTGCAATTAATGGCAAGTCTTTCATTTTAATTTCAATAATAAATTAATAAATTCATCATGAGAACGAACAATATAGTAATCATGGCTAAGTGATTTACATAATTTTTGCCATTCAATTTGAGATTTTGACTGCTTACCACTTTCCGTTTTCCATTCTATCCATGCTGTTTTTCCCTCCGGCAATAACAAGCATATATCAGAAACCCCAGAATAAACTCCCATGGCTTTATTAATAGCTCCTTTAATTCTATTCTCGCTGTTGTTGTTTATCGCGAATAAACGACCTCTTAATTCAGGGAATCTATTATAAACCTCTTGATATGCTTTAGACTGCATTGCAATCTCATTTTGTTCTCTTTTTTTCATTATCAAAAAACAGGTTCTGATTCATCAGAATTTATAATTGTATAATCTTTATTTTCAGTTTCAAATTCAATCCATCTCAAAGAATTTGTTCTTCCAGATATTAAATTGTAATTATAAAAACCGGCATAAATTTCTAACCATTTAGAAAACTTTCTTTGTGTTAGCCATTTTTTATAATCTTGATAATCTGAAACAAAAGCCTCAAACCATTGTTTTTTATCAAGCCTTGAATTAACTGGCAAATTATCTTCCTCTTTAGACCATTCGTAAAACTCGTAAGATGTTTCTTTAATAAATTTACGAACATCAAGATTATGAAACTCATGCTTAACTAATCCATTTTTTAAATAAAATTGGCAGCAATTAATCATAAAATTATCAAATCTTTGCCACTCTAAATCATCCCAATCAGAAAATAGCATGTGACCAAATTCATCAAATGGAGTGTGTTTAGAAGAAAAATAATCGCTCATTTCTACCTCAAATTTTCTACGCTCAAAAGAACCACCTACGCCACCAACAGTATAATTAGTAGTAATTAATATTTTAGGGCTTTTTTCAACAGGTATCTGGATAGCATCCTGACCTTTGTATTCTAAAGTTATACCTTCTGTAATTAAAGAGAAAAGACTTTCAAAATTAAAGTTCTTTTTAACATCATCAAAAACAAGAATTTGAGTGTCTGTAGAAACTGTTTGATAAGGGAAAGATTTAGTAAATTCAAATGTTTTACCATCAATTGAAGATACTTTCTTCATGTTTTTTAAAGCATTCCAAAATAGACCCTTTCCGCTCCCACCATTAGGGTTTTCGCTTATAGTTTCGTCATTAAATATAATAGCTTTGTTATTTGCGCTATTTTTATAAGAATGAAGTAAATACCCAACAACAGATTTAAAACTGTTATAACGATCCATATCTTTGCCGGAAACTAACCATAGAAACTTTCTAAAAATAGCGTTGTGATGATCTGATTCAACGTAATCCCTATCAATTATCTGTCTTTTCCATATTAATCCATCTACATCAATATAATCTATCTGTTTAACGTTATCTTTAGTAACTTGTATAACACAATTTTTATAATAAAGGTAACAGTGATTTTTATCATCTTCTTTAAGATTTACCTCTGTTGTGTCTAGCATAGATAGAAAATCAGGTTTAAAAAAACCAGAATTTGCAGCCATAAAATCATAGGGTCCGAAGCCAACATGAGGGCGATTTAGAATATCTTGTAAAACATAATCTTTTATTCTTTTATCAGTTGTTTCTTCTAAAAGATTTTGCTCTTTTTTTATAAAAGTAAAAGTTCCTGATGTTGGAGAAGGATAGTATTTATAAAAGTTATTTTGTTCTAGCCAAAACTTAAACTTATGAATAGATAATTTAATTTTATTTTTATCATCATAATACCAATATTCATCAATATCTAAAGTTTCTTTTATTGATGAAACAAAATTTTCAACCTCTTTTTTATCATGGCTTTCAAATGATTTAGATATTTCTTTTTGAGATTTTCCTGCCCTTATAAGTTTTTCTATCTTTTCTTTAGTCTGATTATCTTCAAAAAATTTTGTACCAAAATTAGCCTGATTTTTATAAGCTGATTTTATGATATTGTTTATTTCATTAATATTAAAACCATCAGAAGAAAATCTTTGTAATATATTTTCTGCCTCTGATTTTTGAATACCAAAATCATTAAAAGCTATGGCTAATTTATAAACATTGTTATTTCTGCTTCCTTTTGTTGCACCATATTTTTTTTCCCACCAAATTAAAAGATTTTCAACTATACGATTTTCAGATGTTACTGCTATAGTAGGGCTTTGAGTGCCTATTTCTTCAACCTCTGGTTCTTCTAGTTCTGTCCATAAATCAGAATCATGATTAATATGCAAATCTTCGTCATAAGACTCATAGCAAAACCTAGAAACATCTGAACCACTATCATCAAAATTAGGGCTATTAAAATGCTTTTTTAACGTTGTAAAATAACCCTTATGATTTTTTTCATCAGCCGGAATTTTAACCAAAACTTTAACACCTAAACCAGAAGGAGAAATCCAACAAGAAAAAACATAAGGATCTTCAAAAAGAGATTGTTTAAAGTCTTTAGCTTCTTGAATAGATAAAAACCCGTCAAAATCTAAAATTATTAAACCAGAATGAGAAATCAAACCAGCAGCAGACCGGTATTTAAAAGAACCGTTAAAACATACACCCGGTAATGATTGTTTAAGTTCCCCGTGTTTATCTTTTGGTTGACTTCTTATAAGTTCTACAATATCTTTTGAAGAACCTGTTTTTATTCTAGCCAAGGCAAATAAAACATCTCTATTAAATCCAGTAGCAGTAGATTTAACACTCTTAAAAAGAGTAACTATATTTTTAGACATAAACTACCTATTTAAGAATTAAACTCATAAAAACAAACACCATTATCACTAACTGATTTCAGACGAAATAAAGCGTCATCATCAACGATTATAAGTATTGGTATCCTTTGTTGAGCTATTTCGGATTGAAGGTAATTATAAGCTTTTCTGTGTATTTCTTTTGAGTTATTTATACTGCACTCAAAAACAGATTTATTGGTAACAAAAAGTTTCATAATGAATTAAAATTAAATTAAAACCAAATATATAAATAAATACTAAAAACACAAAGTGACAAATTAAAATAAATAAGTATTATTTTTGTCACTATTTATATTATTGATAATCAATAAGTTATTAAATTTTAGGGCGTAAGGGCGTAAAAAATATGTAAAAAATAATTTAAAAAAATACAAAAAATCAAAAAACGTTATTTTATAAATAAATAGTAAGTAAAAGTTTTGTCACTACGCCCTAAATGATTTAACTGTTTGATTATCAAATGTTTTATTATAAAACATATACGCCCTTAATGTGTCACTAAGGGCGTATCGTATAATCTGTATACATTGAATTTTCTAAATCCATCTTTTGTCGGTAAATCCATCCATTAGAATACCCTTTTATTTTAGCATATTTTTCCAAAGCATCCTCCCCCAAAGACCTTACAACACGCCAAATAAAAGAAGATTTATATTTTTTACTTTTTTCAAGGTCTATTAAATCATCAACAGTTAATTCCCTTATTTTTTTACCTACTAAATGAGAAGGCGATTTAGGAATTACCTCTACCATTACACCAGATTTAGGTTCTTCTTTAGAAAATTCAAACTGATAGCCACAGTATTTACAAACTCGAGCAGATGCAGCAAGTAAACAACCGCATTCTTTATTACCGCATTCTTTGACAGGTGCTACACTTTCTTTTTTATCTTTTGGCGGTTTTAGTTGCCAAGTTCTAGACTCGTTCCAAAGTCCATGGCGGTCGTGATTCATTCCAAAATCAAGTAATATAAACTTTTCTTTACCGGGATATAAACGGCTACCACGTCCGGCGCATTGCAAAAATAAAGGTAATGATTTAGTTGCCCTATTCATAATAACACACTGTATAGAAGGCTCATCATAACCGGTTGTCAAAATACCGCAATTTATTAGCACATGAAAAGCTCCGGATGTATATGCTGATAAAATACGAGTCCTTTCAAATGAAGGAGTTTTACTTGTGATATATTCTGCTGAAATTCCGGCATCAACAAACGAATGATAAGTCTTTATAGTGTGTTCAATGTTTATGCAAAACACGATAGTTTTTAAACCGTTTGCATGTTTTCGCCATTCATCAATAACACCATCGTAAAGTTTAGGTTTATCAAAATGATTAAAGTTTGAAGCGTCTGTAAATTCTCCTGCCTTAACCTGTAGGTCTGAAAAATCATCTTGCATTTGATAAGCCTTGCAGTCACACAAAAACCCTTGTTCTACCAAATCTGGTATGTCAATATTTTGAACTATACTTTGGTAATACTTATGAAAATGTTTCCCTACAGGTGTAGCCGTTGCACCAATTACTAAAGCGTTTGGAAATAAATCTATAACCTTTGAAAAATTACCTTTATGAGCTTCATCAATAATAATTAATTTAGGCTGCAAAAAAGCTAAAACAGTAGTCCTTCTTTTAATTGTTTCAACCATAGCCACGTAAATAGTAGCATTTAAGTAGGTGTTTTTCTTTTCTGGAGATATTTCTTCAACAGCAACACCAGAACGACCTAAAGCCTTAATAGTTTGCTTAAAAAGCTCCGTTCTGTCTGTTAATACCAAAGTAACAGTTCCTTTTTCGGCTGCCATTCTTACCATTTCTGAAAACACAACGGTTTTTCCTGCACCCGTTGGTAAACAAAGTACTTGCCTTTGGTATTTTTTAGCAAATCCTTGCCTAAGTTGTAAGATGCTTTCTGTTTGGTATGGTCGTAATTCTAATTTACCCATAAAATAAAAAATCCTGATAAGGTTCAGCGGTGGTAGTCGCATCCCCTTATCAGGACTGATAAAAATTCTTTAATTCGGCTACCACTCCGATTTTGTTTTGCTAAGATAGTTAAAAAAACTACTTTGACCACACCTCCCCTAACAAAACATCCAAATCATCCTGTAATTTCTGCAAACTACCCTGATCAATATTATTTTCAAAATTCTCAAACACTCGCTTATTAGCTAAAATCAAATCATCAAGTAAAACCTGAAAATCTGTGTAGTGTTCACCGTTTGCAGCCTTCATTTCTACGGCTACCGTTTCTAAATTTTTAATCGTTACCTGCTGTGTAACGTAGCTTAATCCTATTGCTTTTGCTAGGATTGTATTTTGTGAGTCTTTCATCTTTCAATATCTTTTAAAATACTTAAAACTTTTTTGTCTTTAATTTTCTTTAAATCATAAATGCTATCTCTACAATATATAATACTTGAATGATGCATATTATTAAAGAATTTACCTATTTCTTTTAAAGTGTAAACATTTAATTTACACGCTAAATAAATAGATATTTTTCTAGCCAAAACAATATCTAAATCTCTTTTTTTACCTAAAATTAATGGAATAGAAACTCCTGTTTTTTCAGAAACATGAGCTACAACGCTATTTAAATCTCCCTTAATATCAGGTATTTTATTAGAGTAGAAATACTGTTTTTGCAAAGGTAAACCAACATAAAC